GTTCTATTGTACTGTTTTAATAAATCACGCATACCCTTTATTAAATCACTTGCTATCATTACTTCTTCTTTTTCTTTTTCCATTGCTTTTTGTTTTAATTTTTTTTCGCACTAAAAAAATCTTTTTTTATTGCTTCTTTATCTTTCATATCTTTTGTTTAATTGATTACATTTACCGTGTTATGCTATTTCATTGTAAATTAATGCGCAAAATTGCACTTTGATTTTTTGCCACATGATAAATAGCCATTGCATCAGCAATAGCTTCATCAATATACTTTACATTTCGCCAAGGCACTTCATATACATTTGAGATAGCACTAATAGTTTCTTTTTTTGTAGCTGAACGTTTTTGTAATAAATGTTTTTTTGCGTCCCCCTCGCTATACCACTCAACAGGTAATTGCAACACATCCGCAATAGTTTGAACTATTCCGGTTACAATACCCATCATTACGGCAGCAGAAGCATTTTGACTGCCATGAGGTAATTCGGATAAAATCATATTTACATTATGTGTACGAATCAACTCCAATAAAATATAATTTATTTCACTAACTCTTCTAACAGTATCATCACCTTTGCGAATACGTCTGACTTTATTCTCACAAGACGTTTTTATACAACCAGCTTCAACTACATCCCCATTTATACCAACAACAGCCCACCCCCATGCAGTAAGACTTGGGTCATTCGTTAATACTCTAAATGGACGTTGTGGTTGTGTTGTTCTTATTCTTTTCATAATTTCATTAATAAAATGTTAATATGCGAAAACAAACGTTTCGTTCTCTTATTCATATCCATGTTCGCATAAACGAGGTCAAAACTTTCTATATAATCAACCAAAATATTTTTAATTACATGCTCTGACTGTTCATGTATGTTACTGGATTTGTTGTACAAAGCATGGTAGTTAGCAAACTTTTTAAAGTCCACCCACACATCAGGGTAACGCCATTCAAGCCACTTTAGTAATTTTTGATTGCTCATCTTTTTTTTGGTTTACGTGTGCTACTAAATTTATCTTCAATATCTTCCCATAAATCAATAACTTCATTCTTTAATGTTATTTCCAAACCGTCATTCTCTACAATAGCAATAGACTTTTCTAAGCTCATATCTAACTTATTACCACCTATTGTGTAAACAGTATTTTTAGTATAATCTTTAATAAATTGAAGATTTTCACGAATATCATCTATACCATAATCAAAGAGAATTGTAACAGGGGCTACCCTATACGGCTTCCACACAGAACTTTTAAACACTTCATAATTTACACGTACTCCAATAGGTCTTCGTATCTCTTTTCCTACTATACGTATTTTATTTTGTATTTTTTCAGGTTTAGTAGCACGTAAACGTAAACTTGAATAAAAACCAACAGCTTCACCACCGGGACTGACATATTTTTGTCCATATGGACCCGCATCTATGTTCACACGAACTTGATTACTACATACCATGAGATAATTTTTTTGCTTTAGAATACGACAAGTTTTGCGTAATTCTTCACTAAATTCTTTAGCTCGTCGCATCCCCATTTTATCCCCCTCTTTATTATCCATTTCGAGGTCGGTTGATAAAGCCGCCAGAGAATCAGCAAAGATGCCGTTAATAACACTTCCTTTTTTATCATCTGGTTGCCATTCACGAACACCTTTAAAAACCTGTGTTACCAAATCAGGTGTTCCATAGTCAATGTTATCGAAATCTAATCCAAATAATTTAGTAAATTGAGGGTTCAATCGAGCTTCCGGGTCGTGGAAAATGACATTCCCGTTATTACGTTGAATATTACCTGCAATTTCACTTAAAAGAACAGTTTTGCCGCATCCACTTGGTCCAAATATTTCAACAAGAATACCAAGAGGCAATCCCCCACCACGAACACGTCCACCACTTATTGCTAAATCCAGTAAAGTTGACCCTGTGGATACAACCACACCAAAATCACCATCCTGTTTTTTAGTTTCTATTTTTTCAGAAACTCTTCTTTGAATTTGTTCATGTAGTGATATGTCTTTTGTTCTTGTTCTTTTCATCATCAATTATTTTTAATATTTCATCAGTGTACACACTTAAACCTTTTGATTCTAATTCGTTTTTTAATTTATTTATGAATGTGTTATAATTCATACGTTTACCAACAGGATTACTCCAATATGAATACGATTTTTGGGCAATTTGCAGTACCATTTTATTTTTAGTATCCAGATGGCTTTCCCCAAAAACAGAACATATCCACGATTCAATCAAAGATTTAACGATGGACGATTTTGTTACTCCCTGTGAAACACTGTAAAGGGAAAGCAACGTAGCTGCTTTCTCGGGAATTATTAATCCCAAGAAAGCAGTACGTTCATTTTTTCTTTTTCTTTTTATTGCTTTTTTTAATATAGTCATAATTAATTACGATTTTCTTTACGACAATCTCTCCATACATCACAATCATCACAATCTTCAAAACTATCATAGTCTTTACCGAAAACGTGTCCAAACGGACAACGGGTATCTACATCGTCTATTTTACGTGAACGTCGTCGTGGTTTTCTTTCATCTTCTTTAGTGTCATCCGTTTGTGTTTCATTTTCATCTGCATCTATGCGTAATGATTTTTTTGTACGTGGTACTTCTTCTTTTTCCTCAATATCTTCATCATCATCTTCGTCATCGTAATCATCATCATAATCATCGTCTTCAACAACGTTGAAAAATAGATTTTTAATAGCATCATAATCCAAAACATTTAAACATTCATCCAATTTTGGAACTAAATCCAAAATAGATTCATCGTATTGTTTATCTCTTTCGATTAACTCAAAACGAGTAGCTTTAGCATACTTTGTTGTTCCAAAAGAATCTTCTGAAAACCGAACATATACTGTACTACCCTCATCAGGCAATGCAAATGTTTCCAGATTTTCATCCTCCTCTAATTGCTCCTCTAAAACTTCTTCAAATAATTTGTCAGAAAATTCAAATAGTTGAATTTGTGAATCGGTGAACTTTTGGTCGTCCACTCTTTTGACAATAATAGCGTACAGATTTCGTTTACTCACTCTGATTTCACTAATCTCATCTTCATTCCCTCCTGTTTTGTACAATTTACGTTTGTACTCACAAATGGGACAAGGGTTACCAAAAGATGTAGGGCAAACAATACTGGCATGATTTACACCAACGTTACGATGTAATAAAAATGGACGTTTAAACCAATACACACCTTTTTCTGCACCAATATCTTGATCGGGGTGATTGTGTAATGTTACCTCATACGGTAAAATATCCATCTCCACTTTACAAGTATTTTTTTCCAACTGGAAAATCTCAATGTTATTAGGTATTGTTAAATACCCATAAGTTCTACCTCTTTTCCTTTTTCCTGTAACGCTACTCATTCTTCCTTTAAAGCCAAATTTCCTTTTCATACAATTTTAATTTTAAATGATTTATAAATCTTTCTTATATGTGCGCACACGCCCTTGTACAGCCTTACGGTGCTCACGTTCCTTACTCAAATTACGTGGTGTACGTGGTCCTGCAAAATATTGTTGCCCATGCAATGCAACTAAATTCTCTAAAGATGCTTTACGGGTAAAACTAATTTCATTTTTTACAACCTCTGCATCATTCATTTCCCGCATAGCATTTATCCAATGCTCTTTTGCATCTATATATTTTTGATGGGTTTGTATGAATGATTCAATATTAGAAACCGTTGGTTTTACACCCGCACCTAAATATTCATCTGGATTTTCATTAACTAAAGTATTTAATTCAGCTTTAATTAATTTCACATTCTCTTCTGCACGTACAAACGTTTCTTTACATTCATTAAAGTACATCCCCCATTTTGTGGCAAGAGTAGCTTGCTCTAACCATTCTACATCTAATGCAGAATCGTCAATGTACATATCTCTTTCGTAATTCATGATTTTAATTCATTAAATGTTTAACGCATCATCATCGTGATAATTCCTATTTCTTCTTCTCTCTTTTTTAACAAATCGTGCTTGTTTCGCTACAAATGGACGTAATTGTGCTTCCATATCAGCAATTAAACCCATAGGGTCTTCGCCTGATTGGAGTGTTAAAGAGTAACCTGCTTCAAGTTTGTAATTTTCATAATTACCTAAATTCACATTCCTTGAAATTGTGATCCAAACTTTGTTGTCTTCAATTTTGTTCATAATTGATAATTTAATAAATGTTTATACTTCTTTTATACTTTAAACTGTAATGCTTTTTGCATTCGTGATAAAATCAATCCTAAATACTTTTTTGGAAATTGGTACTTCAATACATCGTTCTCAATGAAAATAATGTCGTCTTTTGTAAATACTTTAATATCCCCAATGGTTTCATCTATGTCAACGTCTTTACACATTACAACAGGAACAAACACTTTTTTGTTACCTTTAGAATAGGCATACTCTTCGTGAGTAATTACTGGGCGCAATCTATTTTTCAACAATGTGAAAATAACTTTTAATTGGTCATCAGTCGATGAAAAAAATCCTAATTGATACATATCTTATAATTTATAAATGTGTTGCACGATAACAAGCTAAAACCAATCCCGGAAAACCTATATTGTAAAAAGGTTCTTCAAAACATTCGAGTATAACCGCTGCTCTGTCGTTAAGTGAATTCAATAAAACACTACTCGCATATCCGAGAACTACACGCCTAACAGATTCAGCTTCCTGTGTTTTCAAACCCTTTAAAATATTTTTTATATGTCCCCACCCTTCATTTTTTATTAACGCTCGGCATAGTGTGATACTTTCCGTTTGTTCTATGGCGGCTTCACTTGCAATTTTTAATCTTCTTTTTTCAGGAACATTTAATACCTGTTTTAAAATTTGCAAAGCATGACGAGGCGACCCCTGACTGTCAAGTGTGATTTGTTCAATTATTTCTTGTGTAATTGAATCACCCTCGGCTTCGGTTACACTGGTTAACAAATTAAACATTTGTTTATCATTCAGAGGACTTGTTTGAAATTGACTGCACCGATTCCTAACGGTAGGTAATAAGCTGTTTGGGTCGGTGGTACACAATATAAAGTAAATGTGTTTAGGTGTGTCCTCCAGTATCTTTAAAAAGGCATTTTGAGCCTCTCCTGTAATTTTATGCACTTCATCCATTATATACACACGATCACCCCCACCAAGTGGTGCATATTTAGCATTTTTACGTAAATCACGTATGGTATCAATCCCCCTGAACTGTGCGGTGTCAATCTCAATTATATTCATATCTTCACAACCTAATTCACGTGCAACAATACGTGCTAAAGTAGTTTTACCTGTGCCAGTAGGACCGTGAAATAGGAATGAATGTGGGCAACTCTCTTTATCTTTTAGCATATTTTCCAATGCTAAAATAGTGGTTCTATTACCTAATATTTGTTCAAATGTTTTTGGACGATATTTAATATGGAAACTCATTTTTTTTAAATTTTAATAATTAACTAAAACGGATAGGGTTTTTTGTCAGCCCAACTCCCGTTGACGGGACTTAATTCTGCTTCAATCTCTAAAGGAACTGTAATCCATGTCCATTTTTGCCGAACGTCATTACACATAATGCACCTCACAATTTTCAATACCTTGTCAATCTCTTTAGGGTGAGCATCAAACACAATAGAATCATGAATTTGTCCTACTATTTTTGTATTCCAGTGTTCCCTACGTTGTGTTTTCATAATTTGAATTAAACTCCATAATAAGCAATGGAAAGCTGAACCTTGTATTGGGTAATTAATTACGTCATTACGTTTCATTAAACCTTTGTATATAAAACCAGTTTTACTACTTACGTATCCTTTTCGTTGGTATCGCTTCCATGTAGTTTCACGCCACTTGTTGTACGCAAAATATCGTTCTTGCCAAAAATCAGCTTCAATATTCTGTATATGTTTTACGAAAGACTTATACGTTTTTAAACCTTTGCTTATTAAATGGTCGGATAAAAAAGAACCGTTAATAGGTATTCCCATACCCGATTTCCATGTGCTTTTAGGCAACCCTCCCCAAGTACAAGCCAAATGGTCAGCGCAATTAGCGTAGTAATCACCATAAAATTGAGGAAAAACAAAACCATTTTTCGCAGCATTTCTTAGTGTGCTATGTCCTTCTATTGTGCGGTCGAACTTATCAATTTTAAAAATTTCTATTGCCATATCCCTGTGCATATCACCTTTAAGAATATCGTGAGTTAATTTTTCATCTTTACAATAACTGGCGGCTATACGCACTTCAAGTTGACTATAATCTACTTCTAATAACTGATTACCTTCACTTGGAAAAATAGCACTACGAACAATATTAAATGATTCCTGATCCCGTGCAGGTATATTTTGAAAATTTGGTTTATCTGAACTACTACGATAACTTCGCACTGTATGCAAGCTAAAAAATGGGTGCAATAAACCATCACCTGCTTCTCTCTCAAATGATTTTAAGTATGTGTCCCTAATCTTTTTTAATTTTTTAATTCGTAATAGTAAATCCAATTCAGGAATCATCAATTTTCTTAATGTTTCCTCATCTGTCGAACCCTGTCCTGTGGCAGTTTCTTTATGCACTTTCAAACCTTTTGTTTTATATAGATATTTACCTAATTGAGAATTACTGTAAATATTTATTTTAGTGCCTTTCTTAACCGACCGTGCCCATTTCTTATAAAAATCACTCTCGTATATCTTTTTTTCAACAGTAGCAATCTCTTCGGTTATCTCTTGTTTTTTATTTTTAATGTAATCAATATCCACGTGAATCCCTTGTCGTTCCACGTGAGATAAGGCAAGTACTCCTTCATGAAGTAAATCGTACGCTTCTTTAGTTGTTGGAATCATTTTCTAATTCAGTTATTTGTTTTATTTGTTTCAAAGCTAAACGGTATTGATAAATTGTATCTAATCCAACATAGGTTAGAAGTTTTTTTACTCCCTGTTTTGTCGTTAATAATTCATCAATACTATTTATACTATTTCCATCTTTTTTATTAATAGCTGTAAGATACCTATTGATTTCACTACTGTAATCAACAACTCCAAAATTTACATATGTTTGAAATTTCAATCCAGTAATCCCACTTCTATTGTCCAGAATATGAGCAGCCAGCATACTATCCCAATACCAATTTCGTACTGGTGATTCTAAATATACTCGGCTCCACACATCTTCAAATTTCATATTATGTGCCATTTTTTGAACCCCCTTATTCATTAATAGCCGTTTTATAGGACGTAAATATTTACGTTTTTCAGGGAGCAAAAAAGAGTATGCAATATTCTCGTTCGGTGATACACTCATGGCTACAATTCTATGATTTTTACTGAATTGATATGGTTTCAACCCAGTAGTTTCATAATCAATTGATACTCTTCCTGATTTAATTGTATCAAGAAAAGTTAAATCATCTATAATACATATTTCCGGTTCTGTATATGTTGGCAATGGAATGTTATTAGTACCAATAGCTTGGCGTAAATCATTCTCCCATATCTTCATTATTTCCGGTGTATCATGGTGTAGTACATACTTTGGGTGAAATACAGGACAAACCCATGCGTGTATATCATCATCTGGAATATTCCACCCCCTCCATTTATTAAAACCACCTAAGTCTTTTTGCCAACGATGTGCAATAACTGCCTGCACTGCCACGTACCCAAAAAGAATAATTGTATGTGGTTTATATTGTTTAATAAATCGCATAAGAGATGCACGACAACAAGTAATTTCCGTACCTGTTGGTGGTCTGCTTTTACCACTTGAAGTTACCGTGCGACAATTGACGGCATTTATATTGATGCAATCCTCAAACAAATCAATCCCTAATTTTTGATACGTTTTTTGTAACAATTGTCCTGCTTGTCCTTGCCATGGTTTACCTACTTTATCTTCTATTTCTCCCGGCACTTCACCAATATTCATAATCCTTTTACGAAAATTGCCGTAAGGTTTCATTTTAGGTGTATTCACACGAGTATATAAGCCACAAGTACCACAAGTGTGTATTTTGCCATTGACAATACTATACGATTGGGTTTCCTTTTTTGTAAAAAAACCTTCCATATCTATTGTTTTAACATAGCTAAGTAAGTCCAATTTTCATCTTGAAAGGATATTATATTTTGTTCCGTGTGAAGCAAACATTTTTTACTTCTTTTCAATATATCTTTAAGAAAAGACGGGTCAATTAAAAAATTAAAATCACTCACATCCGCATCCATCAAAATCCGTTCTTTATAAAACCCTTTACTATCAGATTCACTATCAATACTTAAATAATTACTCTTATAACTAATGGATACTGTTTGTGCTTGTTTATCGTCCTCTGTGAAAATAATAGCTTTATCAAGTGCATTATTAATTCCATCAGGAAACAAAATACTATGTCCACCTTTAATCTTATTCAACACAGGTGTAACGTTAGGAAAATTATCGTATAAAACACGGCATGATGCAATTACACCCTCATCATTTTTAAAATGAATCCACTCATCATCAGAAATAAATGAAGTAGGATTGATTGTTAATATTTTTAAAATACTATCAGCAGGTATTAGTGTATCTTTTATTGGTATTGTAGTCCCTAAATCCCAAAAAGATAATCGAAAATTATTTGTTCCTACAATAGTTCCATCAGACTTTACACTAACACATTGTACGATTGGATTAATCAAGTCATTGGAAGCACTCATTGCAGCAAACTTAATAGCAGTTTGAAAATCAGTCGGTAATTTTTCCCATACTTTATTTTCAAAAAACGAAACATCAACAGGTACTTCAATTGCAATTGTGTTGAAACCAGCTTTTGACTTACCTGCTTGTAATACTAATAGTTTTTCAGTAACATTCAATGTTACTGTGTCAACTTTGGTTTTATCCAATAATTGCATAATTTCATCAGATTCAATAATAAAAGATTCTTGTATTTCCGGCATAGGATAATTGAACCACAATTCATTATTAAACGTACTGATGTATCCGTTATTAAACACAAAACAATTTGATTCCCCTATTCCATCTTTTTTCGATAATCCCGGTTTTAGGGTACTTAAAGCATTTTTTAATTTGTCTTTTGTAATTTCCATAATTTAATCATTTATTTCACCATAACGCATATTAAAATATTTATCAGCTATTTCAGGATATTGGTGTGTAAACGCTAACATATCTTTGTTTTTGTTGTACTCAAAAAAAGTTTTCTTTTTAAAAATGATAGGTGCTCCAAAACTTGGAATTGATTTATAAATAAAATGAAATGGATGAGGGCTCTGTTTCCAATTCTCAAATCGCATAATGTATGGTACACACCTATATTGCATTAATACTTTTAATCGTTCAAAAAGCTCAATTATATCCCTCTCCCAAAATTCCATGTCCCATTTGCCCTCTCTATCAAACCCGATAAGGACGTAAAAACGAGGAATGGCAAGTGGCATCACATTTTTGAAAATTTTGATTTTTTCAATTATAGTGTCTTTATCTCTGTAATCATCAAATGCAAATGTAATAAAACTATCGTAACGTGATCGGGATAACATTTCAGCTTTACTTTTTGACAGTAAACGAATATCTAATCCTTGGTTATACATAAAAGATTTGCCTGTTTTTATTAAAGATTCAAATATAACATTCCACTTACTATATCCGAAAACATTATCATCCAACAAACATATTTTTTTACGTTTTACGTCAAGAAATTCATTTACAGGGCTATGTAAATGTACTCTATTTTCATTACGATTTATGCAAAATTCACAATGTCTAAAACAACCTCTTGTTGTAAATCCAATGGAATAATCTGTATAATACCTATACCATTTCTTTTTCCTACCTTTGACACGCATTTCATTTTTTATAAAATCATCATATAAATGATAATCAGGAAAATGGTGCTCAATTTCAGCTGGTAGTTTTGGTGCTTTATCAAAAAAGAAACCGGTTCCTCCAAACTTTAATTCTGGTATATCAAAAATGAAATCAGGTACTTTTGTGTCTGTGAAAACTTTGGATAAATAAATTATATCAAATTTTTCGGTAATGAAAGCATTGGGGTTAATGCTATCATAAGATATTAAAGAAACATCATCCCCCAATGCTTTGTGGTATCCTGAAATTTTCATTAAGGCTAAATTAGGAAACCGATGATTTAGCCCATCTAACAAGTCAGCATCAATCAATCCAATTCTCATGCTTTTACATATTTACCGTCTTCTGTAATTTTCATTTTTCCAAGGGTAAGCATTAATTTACTGTACACGTTAAAATGCAAGCGTGCACCTACATCATTCTTTACCTTTTTTGGATACAGGTCTTCCATTTTTTTAATCCATTCATCTTTAGTGTATGGTATTTGTTCTTTGTAAATGGATGCAAAATTATCTGCACGTGTTAAACTTTCAGGAACTGTATCATCTTTCGGTTTTGGTTCTGCTTTCGGTTTTGGTTCTGCTTTCGGTTTTACTTTTGTTTCAGTATCATCAATTTCTGGTTCAGGCGTATCATCCTCTAATTCCGTTTCGTCGTCAACATCCGTTTCATAATCATCTTCCGTTTCGTCGTCAACGTCTGTTTCTGGTTCAGGTGTACTTTCCTCTTTCAGGTTTTGATACTTGGCTATAAGGTCATCAAACAGACTTTGTGTTTTTTTAGTAAACTCATCGTCAGGTTCAATTAATTGAACTATTGTTTCATACAGTTCTCTTTCAAAGAGTTCCTGTGTAGTCCAAACGATAGGCGGTTGAATACCGGCAACATCGTCTAATTCTTCATACGCACTCATCAATTGTGCTTTTGTGAATTTTTTTGTTTTCATAAATAAATTACTTTTAAATGATGTTTTGATTAAAAAGGAGCTTAAAGATAAGCAAAATTTTTAACTTTAAAAAATTTTTTTAAATCTTTTTTTAAATCTTTTTTAAATTATTTGTATTTAACTATAAACGTGTTTTTTAACGTTGGATGTGGGATCATTATTTCCTTTTTCCCCTGCTTAATTTGTTCCTCTTCCCACTTTTTACGATTCTTAACACTTTGTCGAGCTTCACTCTGCCAGTCTTTTGGCGGACCTATGCTTACCCAATGATTTTTTTCCATAATAATTTCATTTTTAATAATAACTACCTAAAAAAGGTCTTCCCATACTTAATTGTTGTAGCACGTGAACTTCCTGTGATGAATGGAAATCACCCTCACGTAGAACAATACGATTTATACGCATAATACCTAAACCCTTTTCACGTCCCTCTTTATCCTGATTTAACCCATACATCGCTGTAACATGGTCGTACTTACGCCTATCTTCGGTGAAATTGGACATGCTCAAACGGTCTTGTGTATAACTATCGGCATCTGTTTGTGTTGGTGTAATAACCAACGCATCAAACTCTTGTGAAATACTACGTAACCCTTTCCATTTTTCATTTTCCTTATGTCTTTGTTCACGCTCTTTTTCTGATTCCATAATATCAACGTAATCAATTAATATTAATTCAGGTTCAAACCCTTCTTTTTTTAATACATTTAAAACCCTGCGTATTTCACTAACAGTCAACGTACCATTGACATACGAAAACAAACGAATACTACGTTGTGTGTTAATAAAAAAATCTTGCCATAATTCTTTAGCTTCGTTTACTTTTAACGTGTTTTTCACAAACACTTCTTTAAACCAAACGCTACCCCACTTATTTTTTAACCATTCAGAACAATTATAACATGATTTGTATGTAGGGTAATCATGCAAGGCTTCAATTAAATCCTCTCTTTTAATTTCTTTACGATCACTTTTTGTATCAAAAATACCAAAATTACATTCTCGTATTGATTTATTACACATATCTAACTGGTTTTTAATACAATCTTGCATAGGAATGTAATGTGTTCCTAAATCATTTTCACGTACTGACTTTTTTGCTAAATATGTACTAATCCGTATTAACTGTTCACTTTCAGTCATATCCCCTGCCTGAAAAAATACAATCTTCTTTTTTTGTCGGTATGCTCTCATCATGAATTCAAGTATCCAGAAAGTTTTACCACGTTTAGCCATTCCCATTAAAGCAACAAAACCACCTTTACGCAATTCATTATTCCAAAAATCACCTAATGCACCCGGAAACCGAATCACATTTTGATATGTAACGTCAAACGCTTTATCTAACTTTTCTAATACTTCAACATCGCTTAAATCAGTACCCTCTTGTTTTGCAGGTTCTTTTAATTCAAAATTTTCAATCTCTTTACGGGCACGTAATATATCCCCTTTGTCCAGATAATACTGAATAGTTTCATCATGTAATTTAATTTGCCGCTCTATAAAATATGCCAAAGTTTCATCCAGAAGAAAGGTGATGGCATTTGAACTTTTCGTGTACTCTGAACTCAACTCTGGCAATATTTCAGTTTCTATTTCTTCGGCTAAATCTTCATCTAACCCTTTTTTCAATTGTTGAATGAATATTCCCTCAATATCGTGCATGGGAGCCCTTTGATATTTTTTGTAATAATCCCAACACCAACCTGCCATAATTCTGGCGGTAGAGCTTTCCATGTAATCCTGATTCCATTCAGATTCAATTTGTTGTAAAAATTCCGTATTTGTTATTAACCCGATTAATATTTTTCTTTCAATCATAGTCGTTACGTTATTGAAAAATAAGTAAATAATTTTGGTTATTGTGTATTCAATATTTGTTATCCATTTTAAGTCATTTTAAGCCGTTTTAAGCGTTTTAAGTATCAAAGTAAGGTAAAGTATCATTTTAACTGTTTAAACGTCCTACACGTCGTATTTTGTGGCAATAATCAAAAATTTGACCTCTTTTTGAACTCCAAAACACACATGCGATTAATCCGGCTTGTTATTCGTTGGTCGTTTAACTTTATTTCTAACTCTTCTAAACTCAAATTGGATGTGATAATAGTCTTTTTCATATATTCGTATCTGTGGTTGATTAAACGATACAATATTTCCATAACCCATTCCGTTGGACGTATTGTCAAAAAATCATCCAATACCAACAGATAAGCGTTCAAATATTTCTCCATAACTTCGGATTCGTGCTTTTTTGGATTGTCAAAAGTTTCTCTTATTTCAGCAAACAAATCAGGAAAACTAACAAAAATAATAGATTCTGCTTTACCGGAAATATCCCCTTGTAGGTATAAGTGCTTCATTTCCTGTAACATCATAAACGATGCCCGTATTGTTTTCCCGCTCTCAATATCCCCATAAATAAACGTACTTTGACATTCCCCTGTTTGTAAATCACTGGGTACATCAATCATTTCTAAATCCCGTGCTATACGTGGAGTAAATTTTGCTAAACATTTTTTACGGAATTGATTATTCCACTTTTCTTCGGTTCTCATACTGTTTTGGATTGTTTATAAGTTAATTTGGAACTACCGGAATATCCACTCCGTGTACGTTGTCGCTTAGATTGGGAACGTTCTATGGCAGCTTCAAGCCTTATAAATTTTTCACGTAAAGTTCTTCCACTCTCAATTACTGGGACGTAATCGTCCATGTAATGGTGCTTATACCATTCTAAAGCATTTTCAACTCGAACGACGTCAACGCCGTCTAATTCCACAAGTTGGCGCACACTATTTGCCCAAGCGGATCTTTTGCGCCCGTCAACCTTAATCCTTTTTTTAGTTTGGATAATATTCTCCAATTTAGAAACTATTGGAAGGTATTTTTTATTTTTATCAATTACAGTCGCACCTTTTTTTGGTGCGACAGTGATAGATGTAGAAAATAATTTATTATTTTTTATATCTATCTCTTCTTTGTTCTCCTTATCCTCTTTGTTCTCCTTATATATTAGACCCCCCGAAAACTGGGGGTCTTGACCCCCCGAAAACAGGGGGTCTTGACCCTGTAACATATCTTCCTCATTATCAGTGAGTAAGTCTAAAAGTGCATCAAAATTAAGTTTCAACCATTCCTTTGCAGGAAGACCCATTTTTTTGGTTTTTATTACTCCCAAATCAATCAAAAATTGTTTATTTTTCACAATTGAATGCTCTTTAATGTTTAATTGATTTGCAATTTGTTTGTGTGTTAAGTAAAACCATCCCTCATTTTCAGGTGTGTGTTTTTTGAAATAAAGATGTTTATCTATGTAATTGCCAAGAATAGCGGCAGGAATAAGCCCTAATTTTTTTATGGCTTTTTTATTAATTACTAAATAACCACTTGATTTGAATGCTTCGATAACGAGAATTTCGATTTGATTTGGATTCATAATGACCTTTTTTTAGAGAATTTTAGCGGGCGTTTGATGAGCATCTACTAACCCGCTAAAACCTGTTTAACCAAAAATTTACCATGAAACGAAACGTTTATTACAAAACGGATAGTAAATATACTTAAAATTTATGACAATACCAAATTAATTTTTAAGTACCTGTTTTACTGTTATATAAGTCCATATCATAAAATTCACGCCATATTAATTGAAGCATACTTGTATTAAAACGTGATATGTAATTATTTCTACTTTTACCTGCACAATCTTTTGGGTACTTTTTACGAAGTAATGCCACTATTTTGTCTTCTGTTTCATTGGACATACTCCTATACGTACTAACATACTTTGTTTGAGGTATATGTTTCTTTTTATTAGATACAACGTATTTATCATTGTGATAGTCATAGAATCCATAACAATAATCTTTTACAATTTCATCAACACGTGCCACAACAGGACCGTCGATCCACGTTATGCGAACAGCGTCGTCCCCTTGTTCAAACACTTGTGAACGAACTTTAAATTTTGTATTCGGAAAAACCTGTCGCAATTTTGTTTTTATTTCTCTTGCGGTTAAAACAGAATTTGATAATTTCTTTTTCATTTTTTATTTTTTATTTATGATTATACATTTTGTTACTTCCAGTTTAAATGAAAAATTCCTGCACGGATTAATAATTCAGCTGCACTTTTAGGTTTCTTTTTATTGGAATATAATTTTGACAACCATCTTTTTATAACTTTTTCTTCTTTTTCTGATAAAATGTATGTATCAGATGCTTTTGTGATAAATGTGTATTCAAAATCAATATCGTATTTATCTGTAAAATCTTCTAAATAATAATCTACGTGTTCTTCCCAATGTTTTTGAGATGTGAACAAAAAGTGATTATTTAAGGCATTAAAAATAGAATCTACCTTGTTCATATTTTTTTATTTTTTATATCATTTCCATAATCAAATCACAAGCACGTTTGCCAAATACCTCTTCAACAACCATAGCCATTGAATAATCTGGTACACCTTTATACGTGCACTTTTCCATATCATAATCAGGAATACACTTATTCAATAATGTATCCAATTGAATTAAATCAATGTGCCAACTGTTTTTTGTAAGTAACAGTTTATCAACTGGTGGGTTGAATCCAAAAATACGTTTAAATTCAACTACTTTTTTAGTGAATTCTTTTTTTGTTCTAATCTTGTTTGTATCTGTTGTTTCCATTTTAAAATTATTAATTATTAATTGATTTTTCTATAATTTTTATTATCTCGTTTTTATTTTCAATATTAATCGGTTCTCCATCAATAAAACAAATTAAGTCTAAATTCCAAACGTTTTCACTGATTAAAGTATCGTAGGGAGGGGTTATGTAATCACCGTATTCATGTATATATTTACGACCCAATTTCCCAGACAAGTCAACTTCAATTACTCCACGTTCAATTGTAACTGTGAACTTTTTTATTTCCTCTCCATTCGTTTCCATGCCGTGAATTAATATTACAAATTCTTTTGCAATATTTTTGTCCAATTTAACTGATATAATTCCCATATTTATTATTCTTATTCCTTTTCTTGAAGAGAGTTTATTAAATCATCAATTGCATTATTTCGCATGTGTTCATTATAATCATCAATGCCCTTTTTGGCATTTTCCTCAAACCACGCAAGCTGTTCTTCATAGTCAAACTCCTCGAAATTATCTGGGAGTTCAACCCAAAAATGTTCAGCACAGAGTTTATAATCGCCTTCTGCAATTAAATCGGTGTGGTCTAAAAACGGTTTATCAACGTTTTCTAAATGCACTATGAGCTTGCGATTCTCCTCGTACGTGCTAAACATCCAGTTGGAAGATGGATATATTACCTCTCTTATTTCCCCCGTTTCTATATCAATATATACGGAGTAATCGTAACCAACAGGATCTCCGATTCTGGGATAATTCTCATTTAGAAAATCCCTAATGTCTTCTTTGTAATAAGCTTTCCAGTTTCTTACTACGGCATCTATTGCGAGCCTTTGATATTCTTTTAAGAAAGCCCGCTTTAGAAAAGAGAACAACTCATTGGTAATTAATTCACCGGTTTCATCGTCATAGTAAACGATTACTGTGGGAACAGGGTTATATTTATCGGAACATTCCATTGCATTAATTTTTCTGGAAACATCATACACCTCTTCGTCTGTTGCGTCCCCCTGATAAAACTCACCTTTGTTTTCAATAAAAAACGCAGGGAGTTCGTATTTTTCATATACAGACCTTTCTGCATCTTGCTGAATAGCAAGAGTATCAACAAGTGTGGTTTCTCCTAACTTGTCAATAATTAGTTGAATTTCATCGTATCTTTTCATTTTTGTAAATTTTAACTGTTTGAATAAATTTCATTTAAAACATCAATATGCTGTTCATATATTTTTTCAATCACTTCTCTTGCTTTTACACACTCAATATCATATCTTTCCTGCACACTTTCAATTGTGTGCTTTTTAAGTACTTTATCTAAAAATTCAGATTGAGTTTCAGATTCAACACCATATATTTTGTTCATCCTATCCTTTGTTGTGTTTCCTTTATAGATATTTTTATTGCAATAGTCTATTAATTCAACATTTCTATGTGGATATACAGGCACAATTACACCCATACTCCTTGCTTTCAGATGGCTTTCCTGTTGGTTATTGAACCTAACTGATTGAACATAAATCTTTTTTATCTCCTTTGCTGTTAATTTATTCATTTTTTTCATTTTTTTTGTGATTTATTATATAATTCAACTACAATTTGAGCGTGTTCGTACATCTCAAACTGGGCTATGAGTTCACCGTGAAAATTATGCACTTCCCACGGTTCTGTTGGTTTATAGGGTGGTATCACGAACCACCTCCAATCCGGTTCTGTGTTTTTTTGATTCCTACTTTTCATTTTGTAAATTTTTTAAATTAAATAAACTTTTACTTTTCTTGTAGTGAGAGCATACGAAGTGTGCTCACATAAATAATATGGTTTCCCCTTTTCAGGATAATCAATTATCACCAGACACGTTTCAAGGTCTTTCTCAAATCTTTCACGTGTCAAAAAGACGTCGTCTGATGTTTCCTCTTTTGTTTTCATAATCATTCGTTTGTTTATAAAAAACTCAATACTACTCACTAAAGTAAATGTTCATAACCGTCTTCATTAAAGTTTGTCATCCATTTTTTTAATACCTTCTTTGCTTCACGCTCATCAATATCAAATTCAAATGTTAAATAAGGACTTGCCTCGTACATATTTGCAACACCACCACATCTAAGAACGTTTAAGTAATCGAACATTTCTTTTTCTTCTTTAGTAATTTTAATAACTTCTTTTTTCATAATTGTAATTTTTATTTTTATAATATACCTTCATCTGCGAATGATAAATAGTTTTCTTTTGTAAGTATAATGTGGTCTAATAAATTTATGTCCAGAAAATTTAAGGCTTGTTTTATTTTCTGGGTAATTCTACGGTCAGCAT